GGCAGCATGACCGACGTCCAGGACCAGATCCAGCGGAAGCTGGCGGAGTCTGAAGTTCCCGCCGACGACGCCAGCGCCGAGGAGCCGATGGTGTCCGACCCGCACCCTGACCGGACCCACGAGACCAGCCGCACCGGGTTCTCCCGGATGCGCACCGGGTGGGTGGGGGACGACGCGCGGATGATCGCGGAGATGGAGGCGCTGTCCGACCGGATCATCCGCCGCCGCTTCGAGGTCGCCTTCGACGTCATCGAGCGCGTTCACCATCACGTCCGCCGCCAGAAGCTCAGCAAGGACACCGGCGAGTACGCCGTTTACGAGGACGGCGCCCCGCAGTGGGAGACCGACGAGTTCGGCATCCCGGTGGAGGACTGGGGGCTGATGTCCGACACCGACCGCCGCAACCTGCTGGGGGTGATCGCCAGCCACGAGTTCGAGTGGGAGCTGGCCAGGGCCGACATCTGGTTCGAGGCGATGGTTGCCAAGGGCCAGTGGGAGGAGGTCTTCTCGCGCGGCTACACCTCCCAGCCGGCCCACGTGGGCGCGGGGAAGCCGACGATCGAGGACCGGACTCACAACTCGCAGAGGAACGCGGCGCAGGAGCGGTACTTCGCCCTCTTCCAGTCGGCCCTGTCACGCAAGGCAGACGGCATCATGCGGGCGGTAGCGGCCGTTCAGAAGGTGCTGGACAACACCCGCGTCTGGTAGCGGCGGAAATACAGGAAAACCGAGGGGGACTGTCCTTGTGGCAGTCCCCCTTCCGTGCTTTATCATCTCGATTGTGAACCCTGTGCTAACTCTTTTCTCGCTGGCGTTCTGCCAGGCAGGGGGTGCGAGATAGACCCTAAGCTGCTCATCAGGTTTCTCCGGAACCTCCAGTTCTTCTACTCTCTGTACCTTTCCGAGGGAATAGATACAGTAACGGCTCCAGACGGAGATATCTATTCCATATTTGACATTATCGACATATTCAACAGGAGAAAGACCCTCCTCACCCCGCAGCGGGCGAAAGCGGTCGAACTGGTCTTTTACCGGGACATGACCGAGAGGGAGGCCGCGCTGGCGATGGGGCTCGCCCCCGGCGCGCCCGTCTCCTCCTACGCCAGCCAGGGCGCGAAGGCCCTGGCCGCCGCGTGGCCCGGTCCCGCATGGGAGGGGGAGCAGGTTGCCTTACGAGCGCAGGAACATGCGGCTGCGCAACGGGACGTGCCGCGAGCTGGAGGACCAGGCCGACGCGATGCTGTGGGAGTCGCTGAAGGGCGTCACCAGCCGGGAGGCCAAGAGCGACGTGCTGACCCCGTGGAAGATGCAGGACCGGCTCGACCACGAGGTCTACACCGGCACCGGCACCGCCGACCCGGCGGTCCGCAAGGGCCAGTTCACCCGTATCTGGAACTCCAAGTACCCGCACCTGAACAGCCGCGACGGGTACTACCCGGTGCGGCGCGCCCAGGACGGCCTGGACACCTTCGTGAGCGGCGGCGACGACGGGCATGACGACGGGGAGTAGGCCCGGGGTGAAGCTCGTCGTCACCGACGAGCAGACCTGGGAGAAACCGTACGAGTGGAGCTGCGGGGCCTGCCGCAGCCCGTACGGCGAGCAGATCGACCAGGCGCTGGCCGAGGGGTGGAGCTACCGCGCGGTAAGGAAGTTCTTCGCCGGCCGAAAGCCGGCCTGCCCCAACGAGGTGATCCTCCGCCACCACGTTGACGAGGGCCACCTGATCCCGCCGCACCTGAAGGCGCGCCTGGCCTTCGAGGAGGCCGCTTCCGGGCGCGGCGACGACACCTCCACTGACTCGGCCCGGGGGGAGGACGCCCTGGCGGCCATCATCCGCCAGGGCACCGCCCAGCTCCTGGGCGGCATGGTGGACGTCCGGGCGTCCGACATGGTGGCGGCCGTCCGCCTCCAGGAGCAGATCGCGGCGCGCCGCGACGGCGAAGGGGTGGAGGCCTCTGCGTGGCAGCAGGCCTTCATGGAGTTCTTCGAGATCGTCAAGGGGCACCTGACGCCGGCCCAGTGGAAGCAGTTCGTGGGGGAGGTTTACTCCTCCGAGGGACTGCGCCGGGTGCTCGCCGGCGACGACCGCGCGCTGCCGGGAGGAAAGAGTGAGTGACGTCTTGGACTTGTACGACCACGAAGTCGAGGAGATCCTCGGGCTCCAGTTGAGGCTGAACGACCGCGCCCGGTTCCGGCGGCACAACTACGACGACTTCGACCGGGAGATCCGCGAGTCGTACGCCGAGATCGGGTTCACCGTAGAGGTCAACTGGTACGAGTTCGAGGCCGGGGGGCAGAAGCAGGAAGGCGCCATGCCGGAGGTGACGGTCACCGGCCGTACCGACCCGGGGCACGTCTTCGACAAGGACCGCCAGGTGCACGAGGTCACCAGTAACGTCCTCGGCATCCCCGGGGAGGACGGCGTCATCAAGACCGACCCGGACACCCTGAAGAACTTCATGGAAGGAAACGGCCATGACCACGGGCACGGGCACTCCCACTGAGCCGATGCTGCTCCAGGAGGCGGCCTTCCCGCCCGTCCTGCGGAGCCTGGTGGACTCGCTGGTGTACCGGCCCGGGTGGACGTTCCGGCTCGCCGACCTGGACCGGGGGCAGGGCAGCCGGGGGCTCACCCTGGTCATCACCACGCTGGGCTACAACTCCTACCACGTTGACCAGGGCGAGTGCTACCGGGTAGACCACTACATGCCGGTGCCGCCGGCCGCCTACAACCGGGCTTCGTGGCGGATGTGGCTGTTCGAGCAGCTCCTGCTGGTGGAAAGGCACGAGGCGATGGAGTTCTTCGCCTTCATGTCCGAGGAGAGGCTGGAGCGTCCCTACGCGCCGAACCACGGCTTCGGCTGGGACCCCTACCTGCTCACCGAGACGGCGACCGACGCCAGCCGCCGCACCTCGTTCCGTAACGAGCTGCTCCCTGGGTGAAGGGGCGCCTCTACCCTCCGCACTGGCCGGAGAAGGGCGCACCGGGGGTGCGCGCCTACCGTAACGGCTGCCGCTGCGAGCAGTGCACGGCCGCCAACCGCGTGAACCAGGCCGCGTACCGGCGGGCGCACGGCCGCAGGAAGTACAACGGGCGCTGGTGACGTCCCTCCCCGGAAGGTACGGGAGGTTACATGGCCATCAGCAGGTGGGACGCGCCGGATACCTCGGCGGCCGGGCCGCTCGACGTCCTTGCCTGGTACGACGGCCCTCCGGTCCCTGACCCGATCACCTTCGTGATCGGGGACGACTGGCTGGGCAAGCCGAACCTGTACCCGCGCCAGGCGACCCTGCTGAAGATCGTCTTCCTGCGCGACGACCTGTTCACTGATTACGACCGGCAGGTGATCGCCGACTGGCAGCGCCGGTTCCGGGAGACCAACCCGGACGCGGCCGACAACAAGTTCTCGGCTACCACCAAGGGCGTCCAGCCGGACCTGTGCGAGCGGATCGCCTACCTGAAGAAGCGCGGCTACAAGTGGTTCCCCGAGTTCATCCTCGCCCTCGGCCGCAGGGCCGGCAAGGGCTACATCGCGGCCGTCTGCATGGCGTACGTGCTGTGGAACTACCTGGCGAAGGGCAACCCGCAGGACTACTACGGCATCGACGAGAACAAGCCGCTGGCCTGCGCCGTGTTCGCCGGCAAGAAGGAGCAGGCGAAGGAGAACCTGTGGGGCGACCTGTACTCGGTGATCACGGGCGCCCCGTGCTTCACCGGGTACATCTCCGAGGCCCTGGCCGAGTCGCTGACGCTCTACGCCCCGTACGACTTCGTGCGGATGCGGAAGATGGCGGCCCGGGGCATCTCCTCCTCCAAGGACATGGCGACGTTCCGGATCGTCCCCCGCGAGTCCACCCCGCTCGCCCCCCGTGGCCCGGCCGGCTGCATCCTCGGCTTCGACGAGGCGGCTCACGTCAAGAACGCGGGCGTGACCAGGGAGTTCGGGGTGGTGTACGCCGCCGCCAAGCCGTCGCTGGACCAGTTCGGCACCGACGGGTTCGTGGTGCTGCCGTCGAGTACCTGGGAGATGATCGGCGAGTTCTACCACCTGTGGGAGCTGTCCCTCCAGCGTGAGCCCGCGCCGGAGCCGGGCGAGACGATGCCGGCCTACCCCACCAAGCTGATGATCCAGCTTGAGTCCTGGGCGATCTACGAGGACTGGGAGCAGGCCCACCTGCTGCCGCTGTTCCCGGAGGGGTTCTGCGGTGACCTGGAGGAGTACGACCCGGAGAACCTGCCGCTGCTGAAGCAGCTCAAGGGCGCGATCCAGGCGTACGACGAGGAGATGGCCCGGGAGGAGAAGGCCAACCCCGACACGTTTCGCGTTGAGAGGCGCTCAGACTGGGCTACGGCCCTCGACGCCTACCTGAACGCGCAGAAGATCAGCGAGATGTTCGAGCCCTGGCTGGAGCGCGACCCCAAGTACGGGCGCCCGGAGCTGGCCATGCAGGGGCGCGGCCCGCTCTACCTGGACTACACCGCGCACGGCGACCCGTCCTCGGTGAACTGCCGGTTCGGATTCTCCCTCGCCCACTGCGAGCCCGGTCCCGACAACCTGAACCACGTGGTGTTCGACCTGGTGCACTTCTGGGACCCGGCCGACTTCGAGGGCCACATCATCGACTACGACGTGGTGATGGAGTGGATCTTCGCCAACGTGGTGCTCCGCTTCCAGCCGGACGAGGTGACGTTCGACCAGTGGAACTCGATGGCCAGCGTGCCGGCCCTCCAGAAGTTGGTGCGGGGCGCGCACCTCCAGAAGAACGTCATGGTCTACGAGCGCACCGCGACGGCCGCGCTCAACTGGGCGACCTACGAGACGTTCAAGACGGCGCTGAACATGGGCTTCGTGCACTGCCCGCCGCACGCCGAGCTGAAGGACGAGCTGAGGTTCATCCAGAAGCCGGAGGGCCAGCAGAAGGTGCTCCCCCCGGACTCAGGCCCCGTCCGCACCAAGGACATCGCGGACACCGCCGCGATCGTCACCGCCCGGCTGCTGGGCGAGCAGATGAAGGCCTACCTCGCCAAGGACCTGCGCAACCAGCGCCCGCACATGGGCGACCAGTTCGGCCGCGACCCGTTCGACCGCTTCAGCCCCGAGGCCGCCAACCCGCTCGCCGCGCAGCTCGGCAACGGCTCGGGCCTGTCACGCGGCATGCGCCCCGGCAACTTCCCCCGGGGCGCCGCCCTGGGACGGCAGGGGCGCTACGGCACGGGGGGCGCAGGGATGCGCAGGCACCGCTCGTGACACAAGATCACGAACGGCTTACCATTGGGGTAAGGAACGCATAGCAGCAGGAAGAGCCCGCTACGGGAAGGAGACGGCCATGAGCATGAGCGGTAACCGGGTCCCGCGTACGGGGGCGCGCGTGACCGCAGCCCCCTCCGGCTGCGAGACCTGCGGCCACCCCTTCACGCTGCACTCCAACGGGGAGACCGAGTGCCGGGCGGCCGGGTGCCATGCCGGCCCTGACGGCGGGCCCTGTCCCGGCTTCAGCTCCGGCACGGCCGGGGCGGTCGTGCTGCTGGCCTCGTAGGAGCCACGCCCCTTGACGGCATGACGAGAGCCTCCCGCAGAAGAAGCGGGAGGCTCTCGTCATGCCGCAGCAAAACTTCCGTAGCGCTAATACCGGGTTTCTTGATAAACTCCGTG